AAGCAAAAAGCAGTAATGGAGCAATTTAGAAATACTACATCATCCTCAGAAGTTAAAAAGTCTTTGAATTGGAGTCATCGAGAAGCGGAGAATGTTATATATGTATTGTTTTTGAAAGCGATATTAAAAAGGATTAGAAAAGGTCATTATATTATTAACCATGGCGAAGCTAAGGATATAACAGTTAATTTTAAGCCGCTTGAAATTAAAGAGCTTGGAAAGCTTGACCAGATACCGCAAAAGTTATGGGAATACATTTGGAATAATCGTAAAAGGAGATGTTCAGAATTAAAACTTATGACGGGAATACCGAGATTTTACATTCGTCAATACATTTACGGCAGGATGTTGGAGGAGTTTCCGCGGCACCGCGAGTATTAAGCGGGGAGTATCTTGGAGCAAGTGAAGTAAATGTAATCATGACAGAACGCAACCGTTCAGCTTTTAACCTTGCGCAGGAGAAAGTAGGAATCATCCCACGCAAAGAAGTTGACAATATGTATACAAGATACGGCACCGAGATGGAGCCGCTCATCATCAACGAGATAGAAAAGCAAGGATACAGATTTATGACAGCTAAACAGCGATGCCATGACTACAAATTAAGCGGCGTACTGGATGGGATTGACTATAACCGCAACATCATCTTGGAGGTGAAAACATTTACTTATATCCCAGATATGCAAAGCTATTTGAACCAGATTCACGTATATTTCCACATTTTTAAGATGGAAAAAGCGATATTAGCATTATACCAACGCAACGAGCATTTTGACCCGAAAGCCATAGAATTGTATAATATAAGTATAGATAGGGAACGCCTGCATGACATCTTAACCGCGGTGAGAACATTTTGGAGCAAAGTAGAAATTTTACGAAAGAATCCCGAAATGAAAAAGAAGCAGTTTGATGCATTGGAGGTGGAAGAATGAAACCTTATGAGCAATTAGCCAATGAAATCATCATCATGGCGACAGATGAATATAAATCATGCTTAAAAGCACTAAAAAAAGATAATGATAACAAACAGCTCCGAAACTTTCGAATCAAAACAGAACAATTTTTTTATAGCGAATGGTTCAATCATTTAACTAACGTAAATCCTACATATTTAATAAAAAAGATTAAGGAGAAAATATGATACTATTAGATAAAAAAATGTTAATCAACTTTTTAAGAGATTTGCAGGAAAATGGATATGACATAAATACGATACATAAAGTATTAAAAGAAATTTACGATGGTACATTCGATGAACATGACCCGAGAATGATAAACAAGCGTATTCAGATATTTGAAAGAATCTCCATAGAACGCGAGCGGCAAGATGAATTGCATGAATTTCCGCATAATATAAGACTTGCAGTATTGATGGAAGAAGTAGGCGAGATAGCGAAGGAATTGCAAGAAAAGGATGAATATAAGAACGTTATAAACCTATATATTGAGCTTATACAAACGGCGGCGGTGTGTGTAAGGTGGATTGAGGAAATTGGCAAGGAGTTGAAGCAATGAAAATAAATCAAGAATTTAAGAATCTTATACCGCCATTGAGCGAAGATGAATATAATCAACTAGAAAAAAACTGCATAGCCGAAGGAATCAGGGATAGCTTAGTAACATGGCAAGGAACTCTCATAGATGGACATAATCGTTATGAAATCGCAACGAAGCATAACCTACCTTATACAACGATAGAAAAAGAATTTGATAATGAAAATGAAGTTATTGAGTGGATTATTTATAATCAGTTTGGCAGGCGAAATTTAAGTAATTATCAACGCAGTGTATTGGCTTTAAGGCTTGAGCCGATATTTCAAGAAAAGGCGAAAGAAAATCAAAAAGGCGGAAAAGGTGGTATTTTGCTTTCTCTTAATTCAGAGAAAGCAACCGCAATAGATAAGTATAAAGAAATGGCTAAAGTTGCGGGAGTAGGGCATGACACCATAGCCAAAGTTAAAAAGATTGAACAAGAAGCCGCGCCAGAAGTAAAGCAAAAGTTATTAATCGGCGAAATGAGCATAAATGAAGCATATCAGAATATAAGGCGCGAAGAAAAGAAATCAGAAGTGCAGGAAAAAATAACAGAATTAAAACAAAAAGAAGTACAGCCGACAACAAATAAGTATGATGTTATTGTTATTGACCCGCCTTGGCAAATGGAAAAAATTGAGCGTGAAGTAGCACCCGAACAAGTGGGTTTTGATTATCCTACCATGACGATAGAAGAAATATCTCAAATAAAGTTACCAAATGAAAAGGATTGTCATGTATTCATGTGGATAACGCAAAAACACCATAAACACGGATGGGATATTTTAGAGGCGTGGGGAGTAAGGTTTATATGCGAGTTTGTTTGGCATAAGAACGGCGGCTTTCAACCTTTCAACCTTCCACAGTTTAATCATGAATATATTATGTATGGCAGAATAGGAAATCCCGTATTTACTGAATTAAAAAATTTTTTTACATGCTTTTCTGCCAACAGAACAGGACACTCCAAAAAGCCGGAAGAATTTTATGAAACAATTAGACGCGTGACATCAGGGAAAAGAATCGATATGTTTAATAGGCGAAAAATTGAAGGATTTGATGTTTGGGGTAATGAATCATGAGTTTACACTTAGAAGGAATAGAAGCCGAAAAAAAAGCAAGATTATTTTTAAAGAAATTCGGCGTAAACAATATTCAGCAGTTAGATTGGCTTGTAAAATTAAATGATAAATATTTTATTGTTGAAGTTAAGGAAAGGGAATTATATAGCCCGCCGCCTTTTTACGGAACAGGGTTAGACATCAGACAATTAAATTTAAGGTTACAAGTTTATAATGATTTAGGCATAGATACAATATTAATAGTATTTGAAAAAAACACCAATAACGTATATGTGCAAAAAATTTCAATATTAGAACAAGGCGAACATCACGATACAAAAAACAAAATAAGAATATATAAAATAGATAACTTTAATAAATATAATTATGATGTAGGTGATAACGATGGCTAAAATGGGAAGGCCTAAAAAAGAAATTGACTTTGAAGCACTCGAGAAACTTTGCATGATACAATGCACAGGTGAGGAAATAGCGGATTATTTTAATATCAACTATGATACATTAGATAGAATTATTAAAGATGAATATAATATGAGTTTTTCGGAGTACTTTGCTAAAAATAAAGGCAAAGGCAAAATGAGCTTAAGACGCGCACAATATACGGCCGCAATCAAAGGCAATACAACAATGCTAGTATGGCTCGGAAAGAATTGGCTAAGCCAGACAGACAAGCAGGAAATAAGCCATCAAGGCGATAACATCATAAAAGTGAGAATAACAGATGATTGAATATGAGATTAGCCGCGGAAAGTTTAATGCGGCTTATTTAGCTTATATAGACGATACGACACCGCTACAAATATTTTTCGGTGGCAGTGCAAGTGGTAAAAGTTATTTCCTGGCACAACGCACAATCATAGATGTGGTATCACAACAGCGGAATTATCTCATATGCCGCAAGACAGCACGCACAATAAAGCGTAGCGTGATGAATGAATTGCTTAAAGCTATCGATAACCTGAAGATGAACAATCTATTTGAATTAAACAAATCAGATAATTCATTGACCTGCAAAAACGGATGCCAGATATTGACCGCGGGACTAGACGACACCGAAAAGATAAAGTCAATCACTCCATCGCAAGGGGTTATAACCGATATTTGGATAGAGGAAGCAACCGAAGTTGACTATGAGGATGTTCAGCAGTTAAAGAAACGTTTACGCGGAGAATCCAAGTTAACTAAAAGGTTAATCATGTCATTTAACCCGATTTACCAAACACATTGGCTATATAAGGAATATTTTGCAGAGTTCAGCGGCTCGCAATACAAAAGCGATGATAAGCTCATCATAAAAACAACCTATAAAGATAATCGTTTTTTAACACAGCAGGACATCGAGAACATGGAAAACGAAAAGGATGATTATTATTACAATGTTTACACATTAGGAAATTGGGGAGTATTGGGCAAAACAATCTTCAAAAACTTCACCGTACAGGAGTTTGATTCTTCCACATTCGATAATTATTATAATGGCTTGGACTTTGGTTTCGCCAGCGACCCAGCCGCATTCATACGGTTACACTATGACAAAAGGCGCAAAATAGTTTATATTATAGAGGAGTTCGCAGAGCTTGAGATGACCAATGACATACTAGCGCAACGGATTAAATCAATCATCGGCAATGAGTACATTACTTGCGATAGCGCCGAGCCGAAAAGCATACGTGAGCTTCAGTTACTTGGAGTAAAGGCAAAGCCAGCAAAAAAGGGTAAGGATTCCGTAAACTTTGGAATAGATTGGATTAAGCGACAACAAATCATCATACATCCCAGATGCATAAACTTCAAACGTGAAATTGAAATATATCAATATACGAGTGACAAGAACGGAATCTATGTAAATAAACCGTTAGACAAAGACAATCATTTAATAGATGCGTTACGGTACGCGATGGAAGAATGCTTTATCGAGGAGTCAGCAATATTTTTTTAAGGGGTGATTATGTGGCTTTTTGGGACAGATTTTTGCGCAAACAGAAGTATCAATATGTGAGCGAAGGCAATTACGGTCAACCTTATTGGACGATTCAGAAGGATAAACAATTTTTAACAGAAGCTTATAATAAGGTTGTATGGGTTTATGCGTGCGTAACTCAAATAGCTTCAGCCACTTCATCGGTGCCATGGTTACTATATAGGCGTGGGCGAGGTGGCAGGCATATTGAGATAGAACAGCATCCTATACTTGATATGCTTAATCTAAAAGCAAATAGTTTCATGAGTGGGCGCGACTTTATCGATTTATGGGCAACGTATCTAGCAACTGAAGGTAAATTTTATGCCGAATATATCAATCCTTCTATGCCTACTCAAATGGTTCCGCTATATCCTCACTACATGAAGCCGATTCCAAGCAAAGAATTATTTGTTAGTGGTTATCAATATGATATTTACAAGCCGATTTATTATAACCGTGAGGAAATATTATGGAGCAAGTTCAATGACCCGTTGGAGATTTACGACGGGCTTTCGCCTATTCGCGCATTGAGCCGTACTATCGATACCGAAAATGAAGCAGTAAACTGGAATAAATCCACACTACAAAACAGCGGCGTTCCGGCAGGAATATTCACTATTCAAAACCCATCGCCGGAGCTAATAGATAATTTAAGAGATGAATGGCGCAAGCGTTACGGCGGCGGAACAAATGCACGTTTACCGCTTGTACTCAACGCAGACAGGGCAACATATCAGCCGATAGGATTATCTAGCGTTGATATGGACTTTCTCAATCAGCGAAAACTAAACCGCACAGAAATATGTAGTGCTTTCGGCGTTCCTTCTCAATTAGTAGGCGACCCAGAAGGGCAGACTTATTCTAACTTTAACGAAGCGGTCAAATCTTTTTGGGAGAACACCATCATCCCGAGATACTTGGAAACAATTAAAGACAAGTTAGCAAGTGATTTATTGCCGCGCTATGCCGATAACCTTATTTTAACTTATGATTTATCAGGCGTATCAGGATTAAAAGAAAGTCAGGATGCATTAGTTAAGCGTACCGTTGAATTGTGGAAGAATGGACTAATAAAACGCAATGAAGCACGATTTGCGCTTGAGTATGATGATGTGGAAGGCGGCGACTTATTTTTTAATGATTTGGGATTTGGTGCCATGCCGATGCCAGAGCCAACAACCGAGCCGCAGGAAACCGAGCAGAAGGACTTAAACGCAAAAAAAAACTCTTTAAACAGTTTGAGCGAATCAGAAATCCGTTTTATGCTAAGGTAGAAAAGGAAATTGCGAAGGCATTTAATGACCAACGCAAGAAGATACAAAAAGAAAATATAAATGATGATAATTTAGTCAATGAAGTATTAAAGATTATCGATGATGATTATAACAAGTGGCATAAGATGTTAAAAGGTATTTATAAAGAAGTTATAAAAGATTTCGGCTCCCGTACATTCAATGATGTACAATCAAGAGCAGGGGAAATAAAAGCCGTTGATAAGTTTAGTGTATTAACAGAAGATATTGAAAATTATATTGATGATGTCACAGCCGATAAAGTGGTTATGATAACAGAAACAACAAAAAGAGATATTAAAAACATTGTACAAAATGCAGTTCAAGAAGGACAATCAATTCCGCAGATGAAGAAGGCTATTGATGGTTTATACCTTGAAAAAATAATCCCTAACAGAAGTAGAACAATTGCAAGAACAGAAGTTGTATCGGCTTCTAATTTTGGGAGCATGGCAGGGGCTAAGCAGACATCTTCAAGGTTAAAAAAGATTTGGATTCCTACGTTTGATGACAGTACAAGGGAAAGTCATTTATCTATGGCTAATCACCCTGCTATTGGATTAGATGAAAATTTTAATGTTGGTGGTTATTATGGGCAGTACCCTGGCGACTTTTCATTGCCTGCAGGTGAGGTTATAAATTGCAGATGTGCGATTGGTTATGAGTATGTCGGTTTACCCGTACAAGTGCCGCCAAGAGCAATTGAAATAAAGGAAGTTGAGCCAAGGAAAATATCAATTGATGAATTAGATAATTATGAAGATTTAATAGAAAATGTTTCGCGCCCTAATACATTTTATGGAGATGGACAACAGAATATAATTAACAAAGAATTTTATAAAAAATTGGGTTATGATGGTTTACCTGCTGTAGTAAATACACAACAATTAAATGAATATAT